GAAGATGAATTTATGTAATCTAGTTGTTTTGTTTTATAAATAGATCATAGGAGATTTTAATATGTCAGACTACACAACAAGAGATGCAGTAGAGTTTGCTTTTGATGGCAACACTGCAAAGTTTAAAGATGCTATCAACAGTATTATGGCTGATAAAGTCGCTGATGCTATTGAACTAAAGAGAGTTGAAGTGTCATCTCAATTTATGTCTGCACAAGATACAGACCAAGGGGAAACCGATGTCCAAGATTCAGAAGTTTAAAACTTTCCTCGAAGCAAGCGCCGCTGATTTGACGCCTGTTAAGAAGGATGATGATGAAAGAAAGAAAGCAAAGTATCGCTCAAAGGGTGAGCAAGATTTTGCTGATGCTCATACAACTGAAACTGAGCCTCATCCAACTGCCGATCCTTCTGTTCACAACGGTTCTACACAACCAACATCACCAAAAGGTTCTGATGCTGGTGAGAAACAAGTTGTAGCCGCAGGCACATCTGTAAAAGAGCCTGCAGGCGGTGGTGACTCAAAGCGTTCTGCTGATAAGAAACAGGGTGATATGACACCTGTAAATCCTATCAAAGAAGCAAAGCAGACTAAAGAAGAAGAAGAGCCTGAAGACGAAGACGAAGATGATGAGGACGAAGAAGACGAAGACGAAGATGATGAAGAAGAACTTGAAGAAGGTGTAATGGACACACTCAGAAAAATCGTCAAAGATAAGCAGATGCAGAAAGTCAAGTTTGCAAACGGTAAGACAATGCGTATCGACATGGCAACTGCGGCGGCTATGGTAAATGCATACGATAAGCGTATCAAGAATGATGCAACAAAGAAAAAGTTTGCTGATGCTGTAGAGAAAGACCCAAACTCATTTATGAAAATGATGGATGTCGCAATGGGAGGTAAGTAATGGCTATTAAAGTTCTGGCAAATACAGTTGCTTTTACAACTTCTGCAAATAATGTATATAATGCTACCGCTGTTCGTATCACTAACGATGGTACTGCTAGAACTATTGTAATAGCAAATACTGCTGATCCACAAGAAAACGGACAACATGGTAACTATCCAGGCGGTCAAGTATCTATTCGTTTGAACGCTAACGAGGTTGTAACTATCCGTAAGCGTCCTCAAGATACAATCACTGCGAATAGTGGTGTATTTGGAACCAAAGTAGCGGAGATTGCAACATGAGCCTAAAACTTATTTGCGAAGTCAACGAAGACATTAACTATATCACAGAAGCAAAAGACGAGAGTGGTAAGAAATCTTACTTCATCGAAGGTGTCTTTATGCAAGGTGATATCAAGAATCGTAACGGTCGTGTGTATCCAGCAGAAACTCTTGCAAAAGAGGTTGCTAGATATAACAAAGAATATGTTGAAAAGAAAAGAGCGTATGGTGAACTAGGTCATCCTCAAGGTCCAACAATCAACCTTGAGCGAGTTTCACACATGATTACTGAACTAAAACAAGATGGTTCAAACTTCATGGGTAAAGCGAAGATTATGACAGAGACACCATATGGAGCAATCGTCAAGTCGCTTATGGACGAAGGCGCACAACTTGGAGTATCAAGTCGTGGTATGGGCAGTCTCAAGGCTGGTAAGTCTGGCGCACAAGAAGTGCAAAAAGATTTCTATCTTGCTACTGCCGCTGACATTGTTGCAGACCCATCTGCACCAGATGCATTTGTAAATGGTATCATGGAAAGCAAAGAATGGGTTTGGGAGAATGGAGTAATCAGAGAAGCCACTATCGCTGATTATGAAACAAAAATCAAGAAGGCTTCCAAGTCTGAACTAGAGAGCGTTAAACTCAAAGTTTTTGAATCTTTCCTCTCAAAGTTGTAATATTATAAATATAAGTTAAATGAGTAATTACTGAAAAGGAGACTCAAATGTCCGATCAAGAACTAGATATGCAAGAGGATGAAGCCATCCTTGATGCACAGGAAGTTGTAGAGGACATTGCTACTGATGAAGAAACCATTGAGGAAGCCAAGACATCTGAAGAAGAGATCAAGGCTGAAGAGGTAAACGAATCAGCGGCAATGCCTAAGACAAAAATTGGCATGATCAATGCAATGGCTGCCGCCATGAAAGAAATGAAAAAAGATGACCTTATGGCATCTTATGGAAAAATGATGGCCGCAATGCATCCAGGCGCTGATGACGAAGAAGAAGCACCAGCCGAGGAAAGCAAGAAAGTATCTGCTAGAGAGAGCAAGAAAGTTACTAAGGAAGACGTTGATGTGTCTGCTGACGTACAGGCTCTATTCGGTGACGAAGAACTTTCAGAAGAGTTCAAAGATAAAGCAACAACTATCTTTGAAGCCGCTGTTCTTTCAAAAGTCAACGAAGTTCTAGAATCTGCTGATGTTGATCTCGCTTCTGATCTTGAAGCAGAGAAAGAGACAATGGTAGAAGACTTGACCACGAAACTAGATGACTACCTTGAGTATGTCGCTGAAGAGTGGATGAAAGAAAACGAACTTGCTATCGAAAAGGGTATTCGTGCAGAAATCGTTGAGAACTTCATGCATGGTCTACGCAACTTGTTTGCTGAAAACTACATCGACATTCCAGAAGAGAAAGTCGACCTTGTAGACGAACTTGCTGGTAAAGTTGAAGAACTTGAAGCATCCGTCAATGAGGAAGTTGAGCGCAACATCGAAATCAAAAAAGAACTTGTCGAGATGAAGAAAGACAAAGCACTCTCTATCGTGTGCGAAGGTCTAACCGATTCACAAGTTGAAAAGATGAAGTCACTAGCAGAGGGTGTAGACTTTGATGAAGACACCTATGCTGATAAACTAGCGACAATCAAAGAAAACTACTTCCCAGCGGAAGAAGTTGTTGAGAATGATGCGACTGATGAAGAACCTCTTGAAATCGAAGAAGAGGCTACTGAAGTGACAGGCTCTATGGCTGCTTACACCCAAGCCATTTCAAGAAGCATCAAAAAGTAAATTTTTATAAATATTGTAATAAAAGGCTGATAGTTTACTAAAGGAGAAACTAAAATGTATCAATCTGATGAACTTCAAAAGAAGTGGCAGCCAGTTCTTGAACACGCAGACCTTGAGCCAATCAAGGACGCACACAAGAGAGCCGTTACTGCAACACTTCTAGAAAACCAAGAGCGTTCTGCCCGTGAGCAGGCTCAGGGTACTGGTGGTTACAATGCTCCAACACTTCTTGGGGAAGCCGCTCCTGTTAACGCAATGGGCGCATCTTCTTCAACTGCAAGTGCTGGTTCTGTAGATATCTACGATCCTGTTCTTATCTCACTTGTTCGCCGCTCAATGCCGAACCTTATCGCTTATGATATTGCTGGCGTCCAGCCAATGACTGGTCCAACTGGTCTTATCTTTGCGATGCGTTCACGCTACTCAACACAGTCTGGCACAGAAGCAATGTTCAATGAAGCTAATACTTCATTCTCTGCTCTTGCCTCTGGTAACACTGCTCACCAGTTTGGTGTTGCTAACGGTGCGTTGGGTACAACTCAGGCCGGTACTGATCCAGCGGATCGTGCATCTGGTTCTGGTTATACCGTACACACTGGTATGTCAACTGCACTTGCTGAGGCACTTGGTGACTCAAGCACTAACAAGTTTAACGAGATGGCTTTCTCAATCGAAAAAGTTGCCGTTACTGCTGTTAGCCGTGCGTTGAAAGCAGAATACACCATGGAACTTGCTCAAGACCTTAAAGCAATCCACGGTCTTGACGCTGAAACTGAGTTGTCAAACATTCTTTCGGCTGAAATCCTCGCTGAGATCAACCGTGAAGTTGTTCGTACAATCAACTACTCAGCCGTTCCAGGCGCAACTGTGAACACAACCACTTCTGGTACTTTCGATCTTGACACAGACTCAAACGGCCGTTGGTCAGTTGAGAAGTTCAAAGGTCTTATGTTCCAAATCGAGCGTGATGCTAACGAACTTGCTAAAGCAACTCGCCGTGGTAAGGGTAACGTGATGATCTGTTCGTCTGATGTTGCTTCTGCAATGCAGATGGCTGGTGTACTTGACTACGCTCCAGCACTCAACAACAACCTACAGGTTGACGACAGTGGTAACACATTCGCTGGTGTTCTTAACGGACGTATTCGTGTCTACATTGACCCATACTTCTCAGACGCCACGAACAACTACTACACACTCGGCTACAAAGGCTCAAGCGCATTTGACGCTGGCTTGTTCTACTGCCCATACGTTCCACTACAGATGGTTCGTGCAGTTGGTGAGAACACCTTCCAGCCGAAGATCGGCTTCAAGACCCGCTACGGTATTGTTGCTAACCCATTCGCCACTAACGATGGTAACGGTATTGCCGCCCGCCTCGGTTCTGGTGATGGTAACATCTACTACCGTTTGGTCAAAGTTACAAATCTTATGTAAAAATAAGAGTTGGGCTAACCAACCAATCAAAAATCAGAGGGGGCTTCGGCTCCCTCTTTTTTTGCTTATAAATATGTAAGCAAGGAGATAATGTAATGGCTCTACAAGCAACACAACCAGATAACATGAGTTTTCTATCACCGACTGGATTTAGATTTCAAATCCAGAAGATTCCTCATGTGAACTACTTTTGTACAGCGGCTAACATTCCTGATCTATCAATGGGTCAGTTAGAATCAGATAACACTTTCATTCGTCTACCAATCCCAGGCGATAAGTTGACATTTGGACAACTAGACTTGACATTTCAAGTTGATGAAGATATGAAGAACTTTCGTGAAATCTATGACTGGTTGACTGCACTTGGATATCCAGACAACTTTCAGCAAAGAGCAAGCATTCAAAGAACACTTCAAGCAAATCAAACTGGTACAGACAGACAATACTCTGATGCAAGTTTGATTATCACTACCGCACAATACAAGCCTAATGTAGAAATCAAGTTCATTGATGCATACCCTATCACTCTTGGTGCATTGGAGTTTAATACAACAGGAACAGACATTGAGTATCTACAAGGTACAGTATCTTTCGCATACAGAAAATATGAGTTGACAACTATCGCATAAGGTGCTATAATGTTCAGTAAAGCGTGTAAAGAACACATGGACTACGAAGGTCTTACTCGTTACCAGCATTTCAAGCGGGCTATGAGTTTTGCTTGGATGTCATGGGGCATCTGCTGGAGAGTTGTTGTTCATGCATTTATTCCATGTCTCTACACGAGATATGCTACGAATAAGATAAAGGATATTGCTAAAACATTATGAACTATGAATACATGAAAGAACAAATGCGTCTGTATGCAAACTATCCACAATACTGTGAGTATCTATTCAAAGTATGGGCTTATATGATGGAGCAAAAGAAAAAGAATGAAAGTTGAAGATATTATGGCGTCTTGGGATAAAGACAGCAAACTTGATGAGACTGAACTTGCTACAGAATCTACAAAGATACCTACACTGCACAATAAATACTTGAAGATATTCCTCGCTGAAAGAGTTCGATTGTTTCAAATGAAAGCAGACTTGAAAAAGAAGCGAAGGGTATTACTTGAATACTATCTTGGTGAACTCGATCAAGAAGAACTGAAAGAACTTGGTAGAGATCAGTTCTACAAAAAACTTCTGAAGAATGAGGTTGACTTATACATTGATAGTGATGACTTGCTAACTGACATTAGTTTGAAAGTAACACTACAGCAAGAAAAAGTTGACTATCTTGAATCTATTATTAAGAGTATTAATAACAGAGGATTTCAAATAAAAAATGCAATCGACTGGAACAGATTCATCACTGGATAAACATTTTGAAGAAAGAGTGGAGCATCTAAGAGAAAGAATGCGGCGCTTTAGACAAGAGTATGATTTTATATGGCAAGAACAACAGACCCCTACACCCCAGAAATCGACTACAGAGAAACTATCACAATCTCAAAAGTCAATGAAGTCTACATCAAAGTGGGATGCGATAGTGGCACAGCACAAGAAATAAGTGACTACTTTACCTTTGAGGTGCCTGGCGCTAAGTTTATGCCAGCGTATCGCAATAAGTATTGGGATGGTAAGATACGTCTATTCAATGTGAATACTCGTCAAATCTACACTGGTCTTTATCAGCATCTACAAAAGTTTTGTGAAGAGAGAGATTATACGCTAGAAGGTATAAATGAACTTTATGCGCTAGACAGTATATCTACAATCGAAGCAGAAGAACACTTCTCATCTTTACCAATCAAACCAAGAGACTATCAGATTGGTGCTTTTGCACATGCAATCCGCACTAACCGTGCGATGATACTCTCGCCTACGGCGAGTGGTAAATCTCTGATTATTTACATGCTCTGCGACTATCTAAAAGGGCGTAAACTCATCATTGTACCTACCACATCATTGGTAAGTCAAATGGATGGTGATTTCTTAGAGTATTCTGAGAATCAACAGATTCATTCTACACACTTAATCATGGCAGGTCAAGACAAAAATGCAGATGCAGACATTTTTATTTCAACATGGCAGTCAATCTACAAGATGCCTAAGAAGTGGTTTGAGCAGTTTGATGTGGTGATTGGTGATGAAGCACATCTGTTCAAAGCGCAGTCTCTCACAAGCATCATGACAAAACTAGAACAATGTAAGTATCGCTTTGGTTTCACTGGAACGCTAGATGGTACACAGACACACCGTCTTGTGCTAGAAGGATTGTTTGGACCTGTGATGCGAGTAGTGACAACCAAAGAACTGATGGATAGTAAGACTGTCGCTGATCTAAGAATCAAGGGTCTCGTTCTCAAGTATCCAGACGCTACACGCAAAGCAATGGCAAAAGCAGACTATCGTTCAGAGATTGACTTTCTGATATCAAATGAAGCAAGAAATAAGTTCATAAAGAACTTGACATTGAGCCGAAAAGGTAATACACTGTTACTTTATCAGATGGTAGAGAAGCACGGTCAAGTGCTATATGACATGATAAATAGTAGTGTGACTGATAGAAAAGTCTTCTTTGTTCATGGAAAGGTAAGTGTAGATGAAAGAGAACTTGTTAGAGAGATTACAGAGAAAGAGTCTGATGCGATTATCATCGCCTCTTACGGAACTTTCTCAACGGGCATCAATATACGAAACTTGCATAATATTATTTTTGCTTCTCCTTCCAAGTCTCGTATACGAAATCTACAGTCTATTGGCCGTGGACTAAGAAAGGGTGACAATAAAGAAACTGCTACACTCTATGATATAGCAGACGATCTTTCATACAAGTCTTGGAATAACTACACTCTGAAGCATTTCGCTGTTCGTGTGAAAATGTACAACGAGGAAGAGTTCGACTACAAGATTTACAACATTAGGATAAACGATGAACCACAGTCTAATCAAACTACTGAACGGAGAGACAATAATCTGTTCAATCGTTGATGAAAGCGACACTCATGTCACCATTGCTGATCCTCTAAAGTTGGAAATAGTGAATCATGGTGGTGTTCCATCAATGATGACTACTTACTGGATTCCTTTACCAGATGAAGAATTAAGAGTTGACATTAAGCAAAATCATGTTATAATGGTAAGTGATGTAACCGAAGACATGGAAGTATTTTATATGAGAGCCCTTAGACATGCTAGGGGTAAAGAAGAACAAGACACAAAAGCGATCATTGAAAAGAAAAAGTTATACGGAAGACTAGCAGGGATGTATAGCAACACAGTATTTCATTAAGGGTATATTATGGCGAAAAAACGACAGAAGCACAACTATGTAGATAACAAGAAGTTTCTACAAGAGATGATAAAGTATAGAGATTCTGTAATCTTAGCAGAAGAAGAAGGTAAAACCAGACCAAGGGTTCCTTTTTATATTGGTGACTGTATTATGAAGATTGCTACACATCTCTCATACAAACCAAACTTTGTCAACTATACATTCAGAGAAGAGATGATTTCAGATGGTATCGAAAACTGTCTGCAATACATCGACAACTTCAATCCAGAGAAGTCACAGAATCCTTTCGCATATTTTACACAGATTATCTACTATGCTTTTCTGCGCCGTATTCAGAAAGAGAAGCGTTACCTTTACACCAAGTACAAAGCAACAGAGAACGCTAATATCTTTGGTGAAACGTCTGATGTACAAGAGAGTGATATCATGTCACACTATGACGATGGTGTGAAGCACAATGAATGGTCACAAGAATACATGAGTGACTTCATCACTAACTTTGAAGAAAACAAAAGACGTAAAAAGAAGAAAACAATCTCAACACTTGATAAGTTTATTACTGAGGATACAAATGAAGATAGCATTAATCACTGATACGCATTGGGGAGTACGAAACGATGCTCATCATTTTCTTGACTACTATGCTAAGTTTTTTGATAATATTTTCTTTCCCTATTTGGAAGAAAACAGGATTGACACGATCATCCATTTGGGAGATATCGTGGATAGGCGCAAGTATATCAACTTTGTTACTCTCCGTCATCTCAAAGATGTTTTCCTGAATCGTGTTGCAGAGAGGGGTATCGATCTTCATGTGATTATCGGTAATCACGATGTACCTTACAAGAATACCAATGATATCAACTCAATGCGTGAACTATTTGACAAGCATGATGTCAGTTCGTATTGGGAGCCTGCTACCGTAAACTTTGATGGTACTGATATCTGCTTTATGCCTTGGATTAACAATGCTAACTATGCACAAGCGGTTCAGCATATGAAGGATACTCCAGCACAAGTTCTATTTGGACACTTAGAGATTGCTGGATGTCTGATGATGCGTGGACAAGTTAATGAACATGGTATGGACATTGCAGACTTTGATAAGTTTGACTTGGTAGCATCTGGACACTTCCACACTGGCTCTGTTACAAAGAATATCAACTATCTTGGTACTCCATACGAACTCACATGGAGCGATTATCAAGACCCTAAAGGATTTCATGTCTTTGATACTGAGACAAGGGAACTTGAGAAGATTCGCAATCCATATCGTATGTTCAACAAAGTCTTCTATGATGATGCTGGTAAGGAAGCAAAGGATGTTCTCGACAAAGACTTCTCTGGTTTTGAGGGTACTTACGTCAAGGTTGTCACACAAAGCAAAGAGAATCCTTACTGGTTTGATCAGTTCATGGATAAACTGTATCAAGCAAATCCTGTCAATATTCAGATTGTCGATGATCATCTCAACCTAAACTTGGAAGATGATGAAGATATCGTCAATGAAGCAGAAGACACTGTTACCATTTTGTCTAAGTACATCGACAATATGGAGACAAATGTTCCGAAGAAAAGACTTGACAATCTGATGCGAAATCTCTATAATGAAGCACTGTATATGGAAGTGTAGATGATGAAGTCTACTATTGAATATCTGCATCACTTCACCTGTAGTGAATGCATAGGCTGGTGGAGTATTGCAAGTCATGAGAACTATAGGCCCAAAAAGATGTACTGTCCTCATTGTGGACACTATCACGAAAAAATTGAAAGACATGATGTAAGGACTGGCGAACCGCAGTATGATTTATTTCAAGACGATTAGATGGAAGAACTTTCTATCGACAGGTAATGTGAACACTGAGATACAACTCAATCGTTCACCAAACACAATCATTGTAGGTGAGAATGGTGCTGGTAAGTCTACCATTCTTGATGCATTGTGCTTTGTTCTGTTCAATAAACCATTTCGTAAGATTGGTAAACCACAACTACTAAACACCATCAATCAGCGTGACTTGATGGTAGAGATTGAGTTCTCCATAGGTCAGCAAGAGTACAAGGTAAGACGAGGTATCAAACCAGCAAAGTTTGAAATCTTTCAGAACGGTAATCTTGTCAATCAGCCTGGCTCTGCGAGAGACTATCAGAAGCAACTTGAAGAGACTATTCTAAAACTCAACTACAAGTCTTTTACACAGATTGTTGTACTTGGTGCATCTACATTTGTTCCTTTTATGCAACTGACAGCCGCTCACAGAAGAGAGGTTATTGAAGACTTGCTAGACATCAGTATCTTCTCTTCTATGGGTAAGTTGTTGAAAGACAGGATTGCAGAGAACAAAGAAGATATTCGTGAAACTGAATATCAGATGCAGTTGGTTGAGAGTAAGATTGAGACACAGAAAGATTACATTCGTAAACTGAAAGAACAGAGTGATGATACCATTGCTACCTTTCAGAACATGATTGATGAATCAGAGAAAGAGATACAGTCTCTTACATCTAACAATGCTTGTATGATTACGAAGACAGAACTGCTACTTGAAAAGGTAAAGGACTCTGATTCTGTCACACTGAAAAGCGGTAAGGTGTTTGACTTGATCAACAAGTTAAGGAGTAAACATGAGAAAGCGCACAAACGAATTGACTTCTTTGAAAGAAATGATGAGTGTCCTACCTGTTCACAGGAGATACAAGATTCTATTAAGAGCAAGGTTGTTGAGGACACAAATCAGATTATCCAGAAAGTCGAAACTGGTATACAAGAACTGGAAACAGAGTACGCATCGCTACAGAAAAGACTTGATGAAATACAGACTACTCAGCAAGAGATCAATGTTTTACAGTCTAATGTTTCGTCAAATCAATCATCTGTTAAATCACTGGAGAAGTCCATATCCAAAAACCAAACAGAGATTGACAGAATACAAAGTGCAGACACTAACAACACTGAGGCAAAAGATACTCTTAAAGCATTACAAAGAGAGAGCGAGACATTCTCAGAGAAAAAAGAAGAACTGATTAATGACAGAGAGTTGTTTGGTGTAGCATCCGATATGCTGAAAGATGGTGGTATCAAAACCAAAATCATTCGACAGTATGTTCCGATTATGAACAAACTGATTAACAAGTATCTCGCCGCACTAGATTTCTTTGTTGCATTTGAGTTAGACGAGGAGTTCAATGAGATTATTAAAAGTAGGCATCGTGACGAGTTTTCTTATGCTTCATTCTCTGAAGGGGAAAAGATGCGAATCGATCTCGCATTACTATTCACATGGCGTGCGATTGCTAAACTCAAAAACTCTACTAACACTAACCTACTCATCTTGGATGAAGTCTTTGATGCTTCACTTGATACTGCTGGCTGTGATGAGTTTCTAAAACTGATTCATCAGTTGGGTGGTGAGACTAATGTGTTTGTCATCTCACATAAGGGTGACATTCTGTCAGAGAAGTTCCGTAGTCAGATACGGTTTGAGAAGGTAAAGAACTTTAGTAGGATAGCGGCGTAATGGGAAAGCGTAGTGATTTTGAAAGGGTAGAACGAGACTTCTATCCGACACCAAGAGAAGCGGTGCTACCTCTGTTACCTCACATTCCAAGAGGTGTTCGTTTCTGTGAGCCTTGTGCTGGTGATGGACAACTTGTGGACATATTAGAACATGAGCATGATGCTGAATGTGTCTGGGCTTCTGATATTGAGCCACAGAGAGATAATATCATCAAAGCAGACTTCAGGGATTTGAGTGCTTATGAACTGTATAATGCAACTAAGATCATCACAAATCCACCATGGAATCGCAAGATACTTCATCCGATGATTGAGCATTTCAGGGAGAAGAAAAAGGGTGCTTGGTTGCTGTTTGATGCTGACTGGATGCACACCAAACAATCTATTGAGTATATGCCTTATGTCAATAAGGTTATAAGTGTTGGAAGAGTAAAGTGGATACCAAATAGCAAGAGTACAGGAAAAGACAACTGTTGCTGGTATCATTTCTTACCAGTTAAAGCATACAGAACAGAGTTTTATGGGAGAACAGAATGATTTTAGATTTGATTGATAGTAAAAGTCCAGAACTAACACAAGAGAGTACACCATTCGATTTTGATGGTGTATTTGATGCTACAGAGTTGTTTCAGAATCTCAAAGAGACAATGATTGAGCATAGGGGTGTTGGACTATCCGCTGTTCAGTGTGGTATTCCACTTAGAGTTTTTGTCTTGGGTAACTGGAATGATCCTGACACTGTAATGAGTGTGTTTAATCCTCGCATTGTTGATCAGTCAAAAGAAATGACAGTTGAGGAAGAAGGGTGCTTGACATTCCCTGGCCTTTATGTTAAAGTAAAGCGTCATGATTGGATTAGAGTTCGATACACCACACATGAGGGTGTAACTGATACAATCAAACTTGGTGGTATGACTGCTAGGATTTTTCAGCATGAGATGGATCATCTCAATGGTATTCTATACACAAGGAAAGCAAATAGATATCACCTTGAACAAGCACAGAAGCAGAAGAAAAAGTTGGATAAACTTAGAAGAAACAATAGGATGGTAGCATGAGTTATGTAGATGATTTGAAAGCGATTCTTAGGAATGAGATCAAGGTTGCAGAAGGTAAACTACAACCGCATGACACTGGACATATTCATACAGCAATCTCTTACATGAAGAGTCGTATTGAAGAAATCGAAGCCGCAGAAGAGAATCTTAAAGAGACAGCGGGCACAAAGTGACGTACACGCCATACACACTAGAAGATGTAAGGAAAGCATCTGCACAGAAGAAGTTCTCTGTCATCAGTTTATTCGCTGGTGGTGGAGGCTCTTCCACAGGTTATCGACTTGCTGGTGGAGACATTCGACTTATCAATGAGTTTGTCGAAGCCGCAGTCGAGACCTATACTGCTAACTTTCCTGATACACCAGTTCTAGTGGACGACATCAAGAAGTATAGTGGACAAGACTTTCTTGATAAGACAGGACTAAAGGAAGGTGAGTTGGACATTCTAGATGGCTCACCACCTTGTTCTGCTTACTCTGTTTCTTCTATGGTGTCTCGTAATCAAGAGGGATGGAACAAAACCAAGAACTACTCTGATGGTAAAAAGGTAGAGAACATCGAAGATTTGTTTCTTGAGTTCATTCGTGTAGCAGAGGTTATTAAACCAAAGGTAATCGTTGCTGAGAATGTCAAGGGAATCACGATGGACTTTGCTAAACCAAAGTTGCGACAGTTCATCAATGCGTTTGAGAGCATTGGTTACAGTATGTCATATAAGGTGATGTCCGCCGCTGACTATGGAGTTCCACAGCACAGAGAGCGCACAATCTTTATCGGTGTGCGTGATGATGTATGCTCTAATGTTGGTTTGACATTCTTGAATATCAACAGCATATTTCCATCGCCTACAAGTGAACGTATTCGCTTTGAAGACGCATTGCAAGGATTAGAGAATGATGAAGAGCAAGCAAAGATGCTTGAGGATTATCTGAAAGATTCATGGCAATGGAAGTTTGTCGAACCCATTCCTTTCAGACCCAAAAAATATCTCAAAGCATCCAATCCTATGTTTAAGGAAACCAATCCGAAGGGTTCGTGTTTCAACATGATTCGTTGTAGTCCAGATTTACCTTGTCCTACGCTAACTCAGACTGGACAAAAGAAGGGTATGTCTGGTATCATACACTATGAAGCAAATCGCAAACTGACTATCAATGAGATGAAGAGAGCAATGGCTTTACCAGACGACTATGTTCTTACTGGTGACTTTGATGCTCAAGCAGAGCGCATTGGTAGAATGGTTGCACCTAAGATGATGAAAGAGATTGCTAATAAAATCTATGAAAGGGTTTTGGTAAAATATAATGGCTGACTTTACATTTGCACACCGTAAAGAAGGGTTTGACAATCACATTGATAACTCCATTCGTGGATACTCTGATCTCATTGATGATGTGATTGGACTGTCTCGTTACTTTGTAGAGAATGGAACTGATATTGTTGATATTGGTTGCTCTACTGGTAAGATGACACAGAGAATGCTAGAAGAGAATCAGGATCATTGCACAAATGCACACTATGTCGGTGTGGAGATTGCTGAAGGTTTTTATGACGACTTGGATAAGAGAGCAGAAGATATTGAAAGACTCCATCCTTGGTCAGACGTTTCCTTCATAAAAAATGACATTCGTGACTACTGGTTCAGTGAGTGTTCATTAGTTACGTCCATCTTCACCTTGCAGTTCATGCCTCATACCGATAGAGAGCAAGTAGTCAAAAACATCTACGATGGACTGAACAAGGGTGGTGCTTTTATCTTTGCAGAGAAAACTATCTGTGAAAATGCGAAGTTACAGGATATGCTTACCTTTAACTATTACGACTTCAAGCGTAAAAGTTTTAGCACTGAGGATATTATGGATAAGGAAAGAACACTTAGACATATGCTGAAACCTAATACATGGACAGAGATTGAGGACATGATTAAGGATGCTGGTTTCTCTAATCTGCAACCATTCTGGAGAAATCATATGTTTGTTGGAGCGATTGCTGTAAAATAGCCCTTGACATCATACTCATGTTTGTGATACATTATTGACAATGCTCATTGAAGCAGATTCTTGAAACCCCAAAAAAAGACCATTGAGTCTAATATAAGGAGTATAATACTATGAATGCAATCTTCATGACTAAGGAAGAAGCGAACCTATCTGTCTTTATCGATCAAAAAGTAGATAAGTTCACATTTACCAACAAGCATCTTGAAACATCTAAAAGATTGATTTGCAAAGATGCATACCCAAAAATCTATGGTTCTCTCGCACCAAAAGGCATTGCCTTCTTAAATGAAGAACTTGTCGATGTTTCTAATATCGATTCGGATAATGAGTTCTTTTCACAAGGAGCAAGAGTCAACGTCAATCCGGCTTATTTCGGTATTCGTTCAGATATTGAACAGAATGGATACTCACTAGCGCAACTTCCAATCATGCTGATGAAGTTGAAGAGCGGTAAGTACGTTGTCCTTGAGGGCCGTACACGATTTAATATTCTTATCAATATGGGTTGTACTAACATCATTGCTCATGTTTTTGATGAGACAACACCAGCAAATGCTCTACGTTTTGCTACTATGATGAACTCTGAAAACAAGCCATATGGTGAAGCAACCGTTATGGACATTGAGAAGACAATCCTTCGTTTAGTTGAGTATGGAGAGATTTCAAACGAACAGTCTATGGAATCTTTTGTTGATCAGGTCTTGTATGAGATCAATATTATTTCCACAAAACTAAATGCAACACAAGTAAGTACGATTTGTCACAAAGCAAGAGAAATCAAAGAAGGTGTTCAGCAAATCATTTCTTTTCCAGAAGGAAGAGGTGCTAAAGAGTGGTTGGATAAACATGGATATACCGATAATCGTGAAGTGGTATATTTTCCGATTGCGTCTTACATTGATAAGACTTTCAGTCGTATCATTAAGGCAGAAGAGTACTATGGTCCAGACGTAAAAGAAATTCGTTTGATTGTTCACACTGGAACTCCTGATGGAAGAAACCCAGAAAATCACTGGATCAAGAAGGGTGTAGATTTCAAGAAACGATTTGATATGTTTGAACGACAGATTTCTAAGTATCGGTTTGGTAACGCAAAACCAATCGAAGGTCGTACCGTTCTTTATGGAGTAATTCCACAGGTCAAGTCACTTTCTAAAAAGTATCCTATGAACTCTCTTCATATTTACAAATAAGGCCCTTGACATTCTTCTCTACTTATGGTAAGGTGATTCGTTAATGAGAAATAGAGGTAACTTATGTACTCCAAAGAACTAGAATCTCGTATCGACACCTTACTTGAGAATAGAGGTATCGCAGGTCACACAGCCGCTGATCGCTTTATCTCTGACTTCAAATCATATCTGTGTTACTATGATGTTACGACAAATGGTAACGCAGAATACACACTTACACTTTTAGAGAATGATGCTAATCTTGTTAGTAACACTGTTCTCTATTCAAACTTTCGTACAACTTTTGATGATCTGATTCCAGAAATCTTACGTCAAGATATCATCTTTCCTTTGCTGTTCAAGAAACTGATTGGTAGTAATGGTACGGCCATTGGTATTGGTGAACTTGCATTTCCACTCATCATTGCGGGCTACAGTTTCAGCAATGATAGTGATGGTGTTTTGGATAATGGTGCTAAAGTCGAGATTAAAAAGAATGGTGCTAGTCTGAAGCCTGTAAAGACAGGTCTTACTGACAAGGGTTTGGTTGATAAACTCAATGCTAAGTATTTTGCTGGAACAGCGCCTGGTATGAAACTTCCAAAGAAGTTCGATGAACACATTGCAACTGTCTCTGATCCAAGCGTATATGCAGACTACTTTAAGGAACTGTATGTCGGCTGTGATACTACAGAACTCGCTAAAGAGATTGCTGAATGTTATACTGATGCAGTTGCTTTCAATACCGCTGTTGGTAAGTTTGCTTTGAAAAACTATAAGCGTGTTGATGGTTGGAACAACATCATATACATAGATGATGAGAAAATGACACTTGTGAATATTGCTGATTTGACTGATATCGATAAACTTGGATTGAAGTTTACTCCAAAGTTCAAGCGTGGCGGTGATACACGAGCAATCGCAGATGGTTATGTGAATGTGGCTATATAATGACTAAACCTTTATTCATCTGGGCTGGTGGTAAGAACAAGATGCTAAAGCATTACTTACCACTTATGCCTGATCAAAATATAGAAACATACTCTGAACCATTTTTCGGTGGTGGAGCAATGCTTCTATATGTCGTTGAGAGATACAATCCAAAAGAGATTTGGATAAACGACATCAATAAAGGATTGGTAAGTATCTACACACACATTCGTGATAACAAACAAGAGTTTTGCTCCATTCTTGATGACTATTCCAAGCAGTACCTACCACTATCAAAAGAAGATAGGAAGAAGTTTTACTACGACTTGAGGGAAGAGAATGCTTGGAACTATCAAACTTGGGGTGAGGTAAAAGAATCTGCTGTTCTGTACTTCCTTATGAAGACTGGATTCAATGGTATCTGGCAGATCAACAAAAACACAAACAATCGATATGGTACGCCTGCTGGATTGCTAAACCAAAAAGACAAGGTTTACGATAAAGGTGTGGTAGACTACTGGCACAAAATGATGAACGAGAGAACGACTCATTTGTTGTGCGGTGACTGGAGTGAAGCACCAGTTTGTGATTTCACATATTATGATCCACCTTATCGTGGTAGTTTTGCGGATTACAATCAGCCATTCTCTGATGAAGAGTGTGAGAAGTTGATTGCTAATGTGGAAAACAACAGCAACGTATGGTTAGCAAATCGTGATATCGGTGATGGTTTTTTTGACAATCGAAATGCGATATGTAAGAAGTTTCCTGTTACATATACCGCTGGTAGAAGAAAGAAAACCGAAGAAGGTCATGAAGCAAAGAAAGCAACTGAGATTTTGCTTTACAATACATCAAATAGAACTATTGACGATTTCTTCTAAAACAGCCCTTGACATATGTAAACCATTATGATAGATTCAACAAGTAATGAGAGAGGTGATTCGCAAATGGTAAATATCCAGTCTAAAGAAGTCCTTGCTCGTCTGCTTGCTACTGAGAATCTTACGGTAGTTCATGAGAATGTGCAGACTGCTTCATTTAATGTTGAAGATCGTGTTTTGACACTGCCACTTTGGGATGGCATGGAAAACTACACTTATGATCATCTAGTGGGTCATGAGATTGCTCACGCTCTTTACACGCCCGCTCAGAAGTGGATGGACGCCGCTGGTAATGGTGGTAGAGGATTTCAGTCTTTTCTGAACGTAGTCGAGGACGCCCGTATTGAGCGGATGGTTCAAAAGCGGTATCCCGGCCTTCGTAAGTCATTCATCAAGTCTTACAAGAAAATGCTTGCTGATGGCTTCTTCGGAAAAAGTTCTGAAGAAATAAATAGTTTCAAACTCATCGACCGTCTGAACGTATTCTTCAAGTGTGGACAAACTGTCGGTGTTGAGTTCAGTAAAGAAGAGAAGTCTTGGATTTCTGAGATTGACAAGGCTGATACGTTTGAGCAAGTAATCGATATTGCTACTCGTCTTTATGGTAAAGCAAAAGAAGAACATGAGGAAGAGCAACAGGCGATGTCTGAGGCTTTTGCTCAAATGCAACAGGAATACGGCGATGAAGACACTTCCGATGAAGGCGAATACGATATTTCTGAAGGTTTCGGATACGAATCTGACATGGAGACAGAGAGCAATGATCAAGCGAAAAGCGGCTCTGAGGAAGGCGATTCGGAAGAAGACAATCAATCATCAGTAGGTACTAAAGACACCACTGGTGACGCTTCTAAGAGCGATTCAGAGGGGTCTCAGAACACTACTAGCGGTCATGACGGTGGTGAGCATGGTCCTGAATCTGTTACCGATAAGTCACTGAATGAAAACATTTCTAATGAGTTTGGTGCTGATCCTGATAAGAGATTCTTCAATCTGACACTTCCAACCAACAAAACTAAAGTGACAACTGATCGTATTGTCGATTACAAAACAGTACTGTCTCTGTTCGATGATCGTCCAGAGGCTTTTGATGATGGTGCTGAACTGCTTAAAGTCTTTCAGCGTGACAACAAAAAGACAATCAACTACCTTGTCAAAGAGTTTGAGATGAAGAAAAGAGCCGCTGAATACAAGCGGGCTACTATCTCTAAAACTGGTGTCATCGATACTCTCAAAATGAACAACTACATGTACAGTGATGATATCTTCAAGAAAATGACTGTGTTGCCTGAGGGTAAGAACCATGGTCTGCTGATGTTCATCGACTGGTCTGGCTCTATGGTGTCTGAGATAAAGAACACCATCGAACAGTTACTAAACCTTGTACAGTTTTGTAAGCAAGTAAACATTCCTTTCGAGGTCTATGCTTTCACCGATAGATGGGATCGTAATAACAGATATTATCATCGTGATATATTCGATCTCTATGAGATTGGCTATGACGGCGACTTTCGCTTGGTTCAGTTCTTCTCAAACAAGATGAGCCGGAATGATTATCAGAAAATGTGTAAAGCAATGCTTGCAATGGGCGAGTTCTTTGATCGGTGGAGTAATCGCTACACTATGAAATGGACTTTGCCTGGTCCTCTTTACCTTGGCGGTACACCACTTGATGATGCTATTGTTGCTGGTATGATCATTCATGATATCTTCAAAAACAAAAATAGATTGGATGTAGTGAACACAATCTATCTGACAGATGGTGCAAGCGCCGCTATGGAGTTTAGTTCCAAGGAAAAAACATTTACAGGTAAGGACGAGTACACCACCGAAAGACATTTGGACTTCGGTCGGTATTCTGGACTCGATAAGAATGTAGTATGTTACATGACTGATCCAGTAACTAAAAAGCGGTATCGGTACAACAACGGTGAACGTGCCACGCCTCAACTGCTGAGAATCTTTCGGGATCACACTGGTTCTAACGTGATTGGATTTCATATCTTACCTTATCGGAAGCCTTCTGCTTTGCGTGAGATTCCAACTGGTGATTATTTTGAGCGAGAGAATATGTGGGGTGATCTAAAGAAGGATAACTACTGCATCATACCGAACTTTGGATACAGTGCATATTTTGGCATTCTAGGTGGTAAAGCACTTGAGACATCTAATGGTGCAATCGAAGTCACTGAGGATGCTACCAAGGCTCAGATACGTTCTGCTTTTAAGAAAGCAAACAAAACACGCAAGGGCAGTCGAGTTATGCTTTCCAAGTTTATCGACTTGGTAGCATAATAGCCCTTGACATCATCGTTGTATTATGTTAGATTCAACAAGTAATGAGAAAAGTGATTCGCAACTGAGAGAGGATTTGTTATGCGTAAACTGAACAAGACCCAGAAAGCATTTGTAGCGTTGGCCCAGAAAGAGTTTGGTTCAACAGTCACACGGGCTGAAGCAATCAAACTTGCTGAGAACAATGGATTTCGCCGTCCAACATGGCTCCTCAACAAGCCAGACTATCGTGTAGGTCACGGTATGTATGAACTGCCTGGCGTTGCTAAAGTAGAAAAGCCAGAGGCAGAAGTTGCACTTCTTCCAAACACACTTGTCACAAACATGAATGTCGAAACTGAATCATTCACTGAGAACTTGATTCCAGAAGAAGATGAGTTGTTTGTTCCATTTGGTGATTTCAAAAAGATTAAGCAAATCATCAAATCAGGTATGTTCTATCCAGTTTATGTGACAGGTCTGTCAGGTAATGGTAAGACATTCGGTATCGAACAGGCTTGCGCTCAAGCAAAGCGTGAAGTTATCCGTATCAACTTTACAGTTGAGACTGATGAAGATGACTTGATTGGTGGCTTCCGTCTAGTAAACGGTGAAACCAAGTTCTTCAAAGGTCCAGTTATTAAAGCCATGGAGCGTGGCGCCGTTGCACTGCTAGATGAACTTGATCTCGCTAATCCAGCGAAGGTTATGTGCTTGCAGTCAATCCTCGAAGGCAAAGGCTACTTCATCAAGAAGACTGGTGAGTATGTCAAGCCTGCTCCGGGCTTTACGATCATCGCCACTGCCAATACCAAGGGTAAAGGTTCTGACGATGGTCGTTTCATCGGCACTAACGTGATGAATGAAGCGTTTCTTGAGCGTTTCCCTATCACTGTCGAGCAGTCTTATCCACCAGTTGCTACTGAGAAAAAGATTCTCGGTAAAGTGTTTGATGATCTCGGCATCGATGTGATGGACAACTTTGAAGAGTTGCTTGTTGACTGGGCTGACATCATTCGTAAGACTTACTATGATGGTGGTGTCGATGAGATTATCTCAACACGGCGTCTGGTCCACATTGCAAAAGCATACAGCATTTTCGGTGATCGTATGACTGCGATTGAGATGTGCATCAATCGGTTCGATGAAGATACTAAGACCTCGTTCCGTGATCTCTACACTAAGGTAGATGCTGATGCTGAGTGTGAGGAAGAGTTGAAGAAGTCAGAGTTGACTGAAGAAGTACCATTCTAAGTCACATAAATAACTGAAAATATTTAAGAAAGTGCCTTGACATTGGGTGCTTTCTTACTATATAATCTACACAATGTTTTTATTATAGGAGTTTTGAGTTGGAAATCACAATCGAACTAGAGCAGTTGCGAAAGAAAAAAATCTTTGTTGCAACGCCCATGTATGGTGGTAACTGTCATGGCATGTACACAAAGTCAACTGCTGATCTAGCAAAACTTGGTGCCATGTATGAGATGGATATCAAGTTCTTTTATCTCTTCAATGAATCTCTAATCACTAGAGCAAGAAACTATTGCGTAGATGAGTTCATGCGTGGTGACTATACGCACCTTATGTTTATCGACTCTGACATTGGTTTTGATCCTAACGATGTCATCACACTAGCCGCTTTGTCTAATCCAGATGAGCCTGATGATAGTAAGCGCATGGATATCCTATGTGGTCCTTATCCAAAGAAGACTATTGCTTGGGAAAAGATTAAACGTGCTGTTGATAAAGGCTGGGCTGATGAGAACCCAGGCGATCTAGAAAAATTTGTTGGTGACTATGTTTTCAATCCAGATACAGATAGCGCAAAAGTAAGACTTGATGAGCCTGTTCCAGTTCTTGAAGGTGGTACTGGTTTCATGATGATCACTAAGAATGCTTTCAAAAAGTTCGATGAAGCATATCCAGATTACTCATATCTACCTGATCATGTTCGCACAAAGCACTTTGATGGTAGTCGTGAAATCATGATGTACTTCCAAGCACTGATTGATCCTGAGTCAAAGCGTTATCTGTCCGAAGACTACATGTTCTGTCAGTGGATGCGTAAGATTGGTGTCAAGACTTGGATGTGTCCATGGATGCGTCTGCTTCACACTGGTTCATATACATTCGGTGGTAGTTTGAGTGATCTCGCTCAACTTGGCGCAACTGCAACCGCTGATCCTGATGAAATTAAGATGATGAAAAAATGAGTAAGAAGTTTAAGTTTGACGAAGACAAGATTATAAAAGAGATATACGACTATGTGGCCGCCACTTATGATGGCCACTACTCTTTCAACAAGTTCCAGTCTACTGAGTTTATTATCGATAGTGGACATGGTGAAGGTTTCTGTATGGGCAATATCATCAAGTATTGTCAGAGATACGGAAAGAAGGACGGTAAGAACAGAAATGACTTGCTCAAGGTCGTCCACTATGCTATAATGGCTCTTTATATTGATTCACTTGAAAATAGAACTGAGGTAAATGATGATGAGAATCAGTGATGCTACGATGAATGTGTTGAAGAACTTTTCAACCATTAATCCTTCTCTTGCATTCAAGCAAGGAAACACAATCCGCACTGTAAGTGAGCAAAAGAACATCCTTGCTCAAGCGGTGGTGGAAGAAACCTTTCCAGTAGATTTTGCTATATATGAACTGAACCAGTTCCTTGGACTTGCAAGTCTCTTTGATAATGCTGACTTTGCATTTGGTGAAATGGATGTGACAATTCGTGATGAACACAACAAGTCACGTTCACGATATACATATACTGATCCTTCTATGGTGACATCACCACCAGAGAAGAATATTGATATGCCTGATCCAGAGATTGTATTCTCTGTTACGGCTGATGATTTGAAAGCAGTAGTATCTGCGGCTAATCAACTGGGTCTTCCAGAAGTTGTTGTTCGTGGTGGTACGATGGGTATTTCTCTTGTCGCTACTGACACAAAGAACCCAACATCAAATGAATACAGTCGTGATGTTGCTCCTAGCAATGGTGACGTATTCAACATGGTTTTCAAAACTGAAAATCTTAAATTCATCACTGGCGATTACGATGTGAAAATATCTAAAGCTGGTATCTCTCATTTTAAAAATATCTCAGGCTATATCGAGTACTGGGTCGCAACAGAAACAAATTCGGAGTATAACTAAAATGGCACAAGTAGAACCTCAAATGATGGCAAATATGGTACAAATCATTGATGTTTGTACAAAACGTGGCGCCTTTGAAGGGCAAGAACTAGCTGGTGTAGCAACAGTAAGACAGTTCTTGATCGAAAAAATTCAAGAAGATCAACCTGCACAAGACCCAGTTGGTCAATCTGTAGCTGATCTTCCAGCGGAAGCCACAGAACAATAAGTCAAACTTTTATATTATGGGAATGTAATGCGTGATAATTTTTTATGGGTAGAAAAGTATCGTCCTAAGATGGTAAAGGATGCTGTTCTGCCACCCTCTCTGAAAGAAACCTTTCAGACCTTTGTGAACAACAAAAACATTCCAAACCTCCTTCTAACTGGCTCTGCTGGTGTTGGTAAGACAACTATCGCTAGAGCCATGTTGGAAGAGTTGGACTGCGACTATATCGTAATCAACGGTTCTGATGAAGGACGTTCTATTGACGTTCTGAGAAATGAACTGAGAAACTTTGCGTCATCTGTATCTTTTTCAGGTGGACGTAAGTATGTGATTCTAGATGAAGCAGACTATCTCAATGCTAACTCTGTACAACCAGCACTGAGAAACTTCATGGAAGAGTATAGCAACAACTGTGGATTCATTCTTACTTGTAACTTTGTCAACAAGATTATTGCACCGCTACAAAGTCGATGTTCTGTGATTGAGTTCAAGATTAGCAATGCTGACAAACCACAGATGGCTAAAGAGTTCTTTCAGAGAATACAAAAGATTCTATTGCTAGAACAAGTCACATATGACAATAAGGTTGTAGCAGAAGTTGTCAAGAAATATTTTCCAGACAATCGTAGAGTACTCAATGAACTACAAAGATACTCTGCTACTGGTACTATCGATACTGGTATTCTGTCTACTTTCTCCGACAAGAATCTAAACTCTCTCATCGAGGCTTTGAGAAACAAAGAGTTCAGCACGGTTCGTAAATGGGTTGCACAGAATGTTGATGGTGATGTAGCACCACTCTTTCGTAAAATCTATGAAGGTATGAATGAATACATTCAGCCTCAGAGTATACCACAGACAGTTGTGACAATCGCCGACTATCAATACAAGTCTGCTTTTGTTGCTGATCAAGAGATCAATATCATGGCTTGTCTAACTGAACTGATGGTAGAGGTTGAGTGGAAATGATTACAGGTGTGAACGTAGATCAAATATTCTATACCGAAATGATTACCATGTCCGTATCTCAAGACACGGCTCAAGAAGTTCTACAAGAGGTTCATGCTAACAAGGATAAAATCAAACTTGTAAGTGATGCTACAAGAGAAGAGAATCCAGAGACATATGCAACAGACTGGTCCAGTCCAGTAAAAATCAAATCCTTTGAAAATCTTTTTGAGAATGGGATTGTAAGCGTATTCAAAGAAAATGGGCTGAACGTCAACCTAAAAACATACTGGACTGCTATTTACAATCAGAATGCAGTTCATTCTATGCATAATCATGCAGATGTAATTTATGATAATAATCTCTTGTCTGGAATATTGTATCTGACAAGCATAGGTGAGACTGATTTTTTTGCTAATAGTATGTCTGCTAAATACACGCATTATAGACAAAATAGTGAGTTTGGAAGGATTGTCATCTTTCCCTCAACGCTTTTACACAGTGTAAACTATCATCATAGTGATAAAGATAGGTATATTATTGCTTTTAATATGGGAGTTGAATAATGCAAACTAAAGTATTTGATAATAACTTTACACCAGATTTTCTAGTCAAACTTTATATTGCTAGTGTTCAAATACCATGGGAATACACAAACACTTCAAACAGAGTGACATATCCACACAAATCAAAACTGTCAGTTGGTAATCTACCCTTTTTCTTTGGAAATAGATTATTTAATAAAGAAAACAGTTTAAGAGTAACAAACTGTGATGTTGATGATGTTTTTTGGGAAGTATTAGAGCATTTCTGTTTCAATCTTTATACAGAAGAAAAACTTGAGTTGATCGCTATTGACGCAAACTTACAACTACAGGGTATGGATGGTGACTGGCATTCAGACGTTATGATTAGTCCTGATGATGGTTCAAGCAGAACGATTATGTTTTATCCAATGTATGAATGGTTTGATGATTGGGGTGGACAACTAGAGATTCAGAATGATGATGGTGGTATTGATAGTCTTCTACCAAAGCCAGGTCGCTTCATATATTTCAACTCTAAGGAACTTCATAGAGGATTAGCGCCAAAGATACCAAACAAACCTAGAATGTCGATTGCTTATCGCATGAGAGTTGTGGGTTGACATTTTGATCAAAGAGTGATATATTATTGTAATGACAAATCCATTCGATTATGTAAACGCCATCAATACGACTAAGAAGAATATCATGCGAGGTACAGAGAACGATTATCTTGCTGAAAAGTCTTACTCTGTCTTTATGACAAATCGTGCATTGTCCTATCATATGGACACTATAGGCGCCGCTAACGAGATGAACAAGCGGTGGGAAACAGACAATCTCCTTCAGTTCGAGTATTTACTAAATACTGTTAGACCCAAAAAAAGGTTTGCTAAATGGGTGAAGAAAGATGATGAAGGCGATCTGTCTATGGTGAAGCAATATTATGGTTACAATGATGCTAAAGCACTTCAAGCCTTATCTATCCTTTCTTCAGAACAGTTGACAATAATAAGAAACACACTGGAAAAAGGTGGGAGTAATGACGGTTGATATTAGTAATCTCGTAGAGGTGACACTAAAAGAAGACGATGATTTTCTAAAGATTAGAGAAACACTAACTCGTATCGGTGTCGCATCACGCAAAGACAAGACAATCTATCAGTCTTGTCATATTCTTCACAAACAAGGTAAGTATTATATCGTACACTTCAAAGAGTTGTTTGCGCTTGACGGAAAGCCTAGCAACTTTACTGAAGACGATATTGCAAGACGTAACACGATTGCTAACCTGCTTGCTGAGTGGGGATTGATTGGATTGGTAGACGACACTAAGTCTTCTGATCCTGTAGCACCACTATCACAAATCAAGGTGCTACCTTACAAAGAAAAAGACGAATGGATTCTGACAGCAAAGTATAATATTGGGAAGAAAAAATAGATTATGGAAAAAAGATTGATATACTCTAACTTTCGTAGTGTAGAGGACTTTATGAATGCATTTGGGCAAGAGGTAAAAGAAGAGCCTGAGTTTCCAGATGAATCCACACAGCAGTTGAGGATTGAGTTGATTGAAGAGGAACTTGATGAACTTAAAGAAGCCATTGAAGCCAAGAATATCGTGGCGGTTGCTGATGCTCTCACTGATATTCTATATGTCACTTATGGGGCTGGTCACGCTTTTGGCCTCGATTTAGACAGATGTTTTGCTGAAGTGCAAAGAAGTAATATGAGTAAACTTGGTGCAGACGGTAAGCCAATCTACCGTGAAGATGGTAAGGTGCTGAAAGGGCCTGACTATTCTGAACCAAATCTTTACGAAATCTTGTTCTCAACATATCTTGATAAAAGAGCAAAAAAGATATCAGAGAACTCTTGAAATATATGCTAATGATGCATATATAAGTCGTAAGCGCCTTTATGGGCTTATTTACAAAACAATCTTGCTTAATAGGAGATTAGCAAATGACACATTTAACTACTTTCGATATTAATCGACTCACCCCATATGCCGTTGGTTTTGACAGAATGTTCGACAATCTACAGAGATATGCTGAACACCAAAAACAATCAACAGGCTTTCCACCATACAACATTCGTAAAGAATCAGAGACAGACTTCTACATTGACATGGCAGTAGCAGGCCTGAGCAAAGAAGATGTTGAAGTGGAGTATAAACAAGGTGAAGTCACAGTTCGCTCTACATACGATAAACTTGATGAAACTAGCGAAATGATTCACAGAGGTATCTCTATGAAGAAGTTTGACCGTAAGTTTACACTTGCTGATGATATCGTAGTGAAAGATGCTGAACTGACAAACGGTATGCTCACCATTCAACTTGAGCGTATTATTCCAGAAGAAAAGAAGCCTCGGCTGATTGAAATCAAATAGTTCTAAATAGGGGGTGTAAGGCCCCCTATTTTTTTATAAGGAGAATGTATAATGGCGGCAGAAAACTGGCAGAAATGTTTAGAGACTATCCTTCATCACGAAGGTGGTTATGTTAATCACCCTGACGACCCAGGCGGTGAAACCAATCTTGGTGTCACGAAAAGAGTTTGGGAAGAATGGGGTGGAACTAAAGATATGAAAGACTTGACAGTAGAAGATGTCGAGCCTATCTACAAGAAGAACTATTGGGATAGAGTGAAAGGTGATGACTTGCCTTCTGGTCTAGACCTTTGTGTATTTGATTTTGGTATCAATGCTGGAACAGGTCGTGCGGCGAAGTATCTACAAGGACTAGTTGGTGCTGGACAAGACGGCGCAATCGGACCAGGCACACTAGGTAAACTTGCTGAGTATCTAGAGGAAAACAGTGTTGAAGTAGCAATCGGCGAATATCAACATCGTAGACAAACTTACTATGAAGGTCTGAAAACTTTCGCCACATTTGGTAGAGGTTGGACACGGCGTGTGACTGAAACTACTGAACTTGCACTTGAGATGATGGATTAACTTTTGTAACATTTGTGCAAAAAAAGTCTAAGTTCTAAATACGAAAAGAGACACCAAAGTGCGAAGATGGGTGCCTCTTTTCTTGTCTTAACAATAGGAGAACGATTATGCGTAAATCGCTCGTAGTATTATTTAGTATGATGATGCTTTCAACTGCCGCTCATGCTAGAGATTATATCAGCATTGCTGGCTCATCAACAGTCCTTCCATTTGCAACAATCATTGCTGAAAAACTAGGTAACAACCCTGCAATCAAAACACCAGTAGTAGAATCTGGTGGATCATCTGTAGGTAAGAAGAATGTATGTCAAGGTGTTGGCACTCAATACATCGACATTGGAAATGCTTCATCTCGTATGAAGGTAAAAGAACTAGAATACTGCAACGCACAAGGCGTTGATTTGACAGAAATCAAAGTTGGTTACGATGGTATCGTTGTTGCTAACTCAAGAAAAGCACCACAACTTGTAATCAGTCGTGCAGACTTGGGTAAAGCACTAACTGCTAAGATTCCACAAGAAGACGGCACTTGGATCGATAATCCATACACACATTGGAATCAAGTCAATCCAGACTTGCCAAATATTCCAATCAAAGTCATGGGTCCGCCAACGACCTCTGGAACAAGAGCATCTTTTGTAGAGATGATTAATGAGAAGGCTTACTGCGGAAAAGATGAACTTGCTAAGAAAGCATTGAAGATTGCTGGCGAGAAAGCAAAAGTTTGTCGTGCTATGAGAACAGATGGTGCATACATCGAGGCTGGTGAGCAAGACAATCTGATTGTTCAGAAACTACAAGACGATCCAGAAGCGTTTGGTATTTTCGGCTTCTCATATCTGGATCAAAACTCTGACACAATACAAGGTGCTGTGCTAGATGGTGTTGAGCCTTCTTTCGACTCTATTGCTGACGGACAATACAAAGCAAGTCGTGCGCTTTACTTCTATGTCAAGCACAATCATATTGGTGTAGTGCCAGGCATTGAAGAATACATGAAAGAGTGGACGAAGCATTGGACAGATGATGGTGTTCTTGCTGATGCTGGTATGATTCCTTTGCCAGAAGAAGAGATGTCTGAGATGAAGTCTCGTATCTCATCGCTACCAAAACTAACTGTTGAAGACTTGAAATAATGTCTTGACATTTCGTATGGATTTTGATATAACTACAGCATGAGATTCTATACAAACACATACACTCGTGGCAATCTTGTCTACATCCGAGGCTATGATAATGGTCGGCGCTTTGTAGACAAGATTCCATACTCTCCCACATTCTATCTTGCAAGCAAGCGAGACAGTGATTGGAAGACTGTCAATGGTACGCCTGTTGAACCAGTTGTCCAAGGCTCTATTCGTGAAGCAAGAGATTTCGTCAAGCGATATGCTGATGTCGATGGGTTTACCGTCTATGGTTCAAACCTGTACGAGTATGCTTGTCTGAATGAGGAGTATGGTAACGATTACGATATCGAACACATTCGTGTTGCTAACATTGACATTGAGGTTGGTTCTGAGGAAGGATTTCCAGAGCCGTCTGATGCTAAACAACCTATCACTGCTATCACTGTAAAGATGAATGGTAAGGTGTTCGTGCTTGGTGTTGGTGAGTATCACAATACCAGAGATGATGTTCGCTATCTCAACTGTCTGACTGAAGGCAGATTGATTATGAAGTTTCTCGACTTGTGGGAAAAACTTGATGCTGATATCGTCACTGGTTGGAATGTTCGCTTCTTTGATATTCCCTACCTTGTCAATCGTATCACTCGTCTGTTCGATGAGAAGATGGCTCAAAGGATGTCTCCACATCGTAGTCTGAACTATCGACATATACAGCAATGGAACAGACAACAAGAGTGCTATGAACTCGCTGGTGTCTCTATCCTCGACTATCTTGAACTCTATCGTAAGTTCACATACTCACAGCAAGAATCTTATCGACTTGACCATATCGCTCATATAGAGATTGGTGAGAAGAAACTCGACTACTCTGAGGTTGGAACACTGCATGAGTTGTATCGAACTGACTATCAGAAGTTCATTGACTATAACATCAAGGATGTGGAACTTGTCGAGCGTATTGATGACAAGATGAAACTGATTGAGATGGCTCTCGCTATCGCATACGATGCAAAGGTGAACTACAACGATGTGTTCACACAGGTGCGTCTGTGGGATGTTCTCATTCACAACTATCTTCTAAAGAAGAAGATGGTGATACCACCAAAGAAGTCTAGCATCAAGACGCAAGCGTATGCTGGTGCTTATGTCAAAGACCCGCAAGTTGGACAACACAAATGGGTGGTGTCGTTTGACTTGAACTCGCTGTATCCACACCTGATTATGCAATACAATATCTCGCCTGACACTTTCGTTGAGGGTAAGTTTGCACAGACATCTGTTGACAAACTGATTGCTAGTGAGACACCAGAGTGTCCAAAAGACATGGTGTTGACTGCAAATGGACACTATTATAACCGAACCTTCCAAGGCTTCCTTCCTGAGATGATGCAGACAATGTATGATGAGCGTTCTCTCTATAAGAAACAGATGATTGAAGCGGAGAAAGAACTTCAGAAATCTAAATCGAATGAACTGGTGAAGAAGATATCCAAGTATAAGAACTTGCAAATGGCCAAGAAGGTTCAGTTGAACTCTGCTTATGGTGCGCTTGGTAATCAATACTTTCGGTTCTTTGATGTACGACAAGCGGAATCTATCACACTATCTGGTCAGTTGTCTATTCGGTGGATTGAGAAACGCTTGAATGAATATTTGAACAAACTGTTGGATACGGAGGATGAAGACTATGTTATTGCGTCAGATACGGATTCAGTATACATTACTTTTGACAGGTTGGTTGATAAGGTGCTACGAGAGCGAGAGGAGGAGTCGAAGGACAGTTACTGTGGGAGGGTGGTTGACTTCCTCGACAGAGTTGCTACAGAGAAGGTTGAACCTTTTATTGATAAGGCTTATCAAGACCTTGCTGATATGATGAATGCTTATGAACAGAAGATGTTCATGAAGCGTGAGGTGATTGCTGACAAGGGTATATGGACTGCTAAGAAGCGATATATGCTGAATGTTCACGATAGTGAGGGTGTTCGTTTCTCCACACCTAAACTAAAGATGATGGGTATCGAAACTGTCAAGTCTTCAACGCCTGCGTCTTGTCGTGACGCTCTGAAGGAAGCGATTGAGATTACTCTGAACAAGGATGAAGAGACTGTTCAGAAGTTCATCGCCGACTTCAAAGAGCAGTTCAAGTCTCTACCGTTTGAGGACATTGCTTTCCCTCGCTCACTGTCTGATTTGAATAAATATGATAGTAAGGATAAAGACAACCTCGTCCTAGCAAAAGGAACACCTATCCATGTAAGAGGTGGACTGCTATACAATCATCTCATTCGTCAGAACGGATTGGAGAAGAAGTATCCGACTATCAAAGATGGTGAGAAGATTAAGTTCTGTTATCTCAAAGAGCCGAATGGCACTGGACAGAATGTCATCTCAATCATCAACAATCTTCCATCTGAGTTTGGACTTGAAAAGTTCATTGACTACGAACTACAGTTCGCTAAAGCGTTCACTGAGCCTTTGAAGGTTATCCTTGATGTCATCGGATGGAGTACCGAAAAGAAATCAACACTGGAGAATTTTTTTACATGATTTGCCATAGAATGACTAAGGGAGTATATTTTTTTGAAAATGTGTTTTCTCCTACTACACATATGTTCTTAGAGAACTATACCAGCGATGGAATAAAATATAAATTGGATGGTAGAATGGGGTCATTAGACACACAGACGTTTAATGAAAGTCCTGATCCCACACTGTTTCCTCTTTTTCTTGATGCTAGAGACAGAATGGTTCAACATATGTTTTATGATTCGCCAGAGTTTATGGAGATGTTTACATTTGATATACGCATAATGGATTGGATAAATTGTTTAGCAAAAGCGCCAAACACTTTTAGCGAGACAGAGCCTCATTATCATGTCGATAATGATGGGGTTAATTTAAGCATTGTATATTATCCACATACAACATGGGATGACTCTTGGGGTGGAAAGTTGGCAATGGGGTCTTCTTTGAAGATAAGTCCTGTTCCTAATGGTGCTGTGATGTTTATGTCTCACATCCCCCATAAAATAGAATCCATAACTACCAAAGCACAGTCATGGAGAAAAACAATATTCGTCAGAACTAAATTGCATTGTGATATAACAAAACTTGGTGATTTCATGAGTGATGTAGTGAAAGAAACTATGGATACAAAATATATTAAACCAAAAAAAGTCACTTTACCACAGGGTCAAAGTGTATTAAATTTCGAGTAACTTGGAGAAGGATATGTCTGATTTCGATTTCGGTTTCACAGCCGTCACAGAAGAAGAACTTGCAGTTGTACAACAAGCAAAAGAAACTGTCGCATCGACCACAGAAGGGCTTGACAAACTGCAAGAAAAATGCGATACTCTGTATAACATGATAAAGCCATTGCTAAACAATCTAGCCGCAAATCCTGACAAGGATTACATCTACTGGCCGGGGGATTTACGCATGACAAAGATCGAAGAATTTAGTGACAAACTTGATGGAGTTTATAAAGGATGAGTTTTCTTAATAATGTGATTGCTGGTATTGATAATACACATGTAGCCAGCAGTGGTGAGAATAGTTCAGAGTTTTCTGGAACTATTGATACAGGTTCATACATTCTCAATGCGGCTATGTCTGGTAGTCTGTATGGGGGTGTGCCTAATAATAAGATAGTAGCATTCGCTGGTGAAAGTGCAACTGGTAAGACCTTTTTCGTTCTAGGTGTTATCAAGCAGTTTCTTGATGATAATCCTGATGGTGGTGTTATCTACTTTGATACAGAAGCCGCTGTTACTAAGAACATGATGACCACTAGAGGCATTGATGTAGATAGAGTTGTTATCAGTGAGCCACAATCTATTGAAGAGTTTCGGACAAATGCTGTTCGTATGCTTGATTCATACAATGATAGTAGCGAACAACCACCTATGATGATGGTGCTTGATTCACTTGGTATGTTATCATCTGTAAAAGAACTGGAAGATACTGCTTCTGGTAAGCAAGCAAGAGACATGACAAAGGCTCAACTATTGCGTGGTACTTTCCGTGTTCTATCTCTGAAACTTGCAAAAGCGAATGTGCCTCTGCTTGTAACTAATCATGTCTATGATGTGGTCGGTGCTTACATACCTACTAAAGAAATCTCTGGTGGTAGTGGATTGAAATACGCCGCTTCATCCATTGCTATGCTTAGTAAGAAAAAGGACAAAGATGGTACTGATGTTGTTGGTAATATCATCAAGGTCACTATGCACAAGTCTCGCTTCACTAAAGAGAACAAGAAAGTGGAAGTGAAACTGTCCTATGATACTGGTCTAGACAGATACTATGGCTTGCTAGAACTTGCAGAGAAGTATGATATCATCAAAAAGGTATCAACTCGTTACGAACTACCTGATGGTACAAAGGTGTTTGGTAAGAACATCAATGAAGACCCTGAGAAGTACTTCACAGAAGAAGTAATGGCTCAACTAGAAGAAGCGGCTCATAAAGAGTTTATGTATGGTCGTGATGAAGATGAAGAAGTAGTAGAAAATGATGAAGAGGTAGTTGTGCAATGACGATAACTTTTTTGAAAAAACTTGGTAAAAATCTATTCACACTTCTCGCATTGTGTGGATTGATATACTCTTTCCTTGTTGTTAGCGACAAGTATTTCGGTGAAGCACTATATGGTCTCATTGCTTTTGTTGTACTATTCACTGCGTATTGGATAACAGAGCGCAGTTGGGATGAAGCAAAGGAAGATCATAAAGAAGTTAGATATGTAAACTATTTGGGTGGAAAGAAGAACGATGACTCAGTATAATATCATTCAACATAAAGATGCGTTTCATGAAGACTTGATGTGTATTGAAGTTGAAGACGGCCCATATAAAGGAGTTGTCTTTCAATATGACAATCTAAGATTGGATGAGGATGAAGACGATGACGCAAAGGTTAGTTTCAACTTTATCACTGTCAAAAACGAACAAGGTCTTGACTTGACATCTGAAGACTTTATTGATATACTTGGCGAGATACTAAACGAACTACTAAGGGATTTTGTTGATGCGAATCGAACTGATGGTGCTGAAGCACCTTCTGAATGATGAAGGTTATGCTAGACGTACATTGCCATATCTCAAGTCAGATTATTTTCAAGAACGACATGAGAAGACTATCTATCAAGAGATTGACAAGTACATTTCACAGTACAATGCTTTGCCTACTAGAGAAGCACTTGTCATTGAACTAGATAATAATGGTAAGATTTCTGATGAAGATTTTACTGAATGTAGTTCGATTATTGGTGAACTAACAATCACAGAAGAAGTCGATAAAGAATGGCTTATTGAAAAGACTGAGAAGTTCTGTCAAGAGAAGGCTATCTACAATGCAATCATGCAGTCGATATCAATCATTGAAGGCGATACAAAAAGCGAGAAAGGAGAAATCCCTGAACTCCTATCTGATGCGCTTTCTGTGTCTTTTGACCCTAGCATCGGTCACGACTTTTTGGATGACAGTGATGATCGGTGGGATTTTTATCATCGCATTGAAGAGCGCATTCCATTCGACATTGACTACCTTAACAAGATTACTAAAGGTGGTCTTCCGAAGAAGTCATTGAATATTATTCTTGCTGGCACAGGCGTAGGTAAATCACTTGCGATGTGTCATATGGCTAGTGCGAATCTTCTAAACGGTAAGAATGTTCTCTATATCACAATGGAAATGGCAGAAGAGAAGATTGCAGAACGTATTGATGCTAATCTATTGAATGTATCACTAGATGATTTGCAATCACTGTCAAAAGAGATGTATGACAAAAAGATTACCAGAGTAAAAGGTAAGACATCTGGTAAACTGATTGTCAAAGAGTATCCAACTGCATCTGCACACACTGGACACTTTCGTCACTTATTGAATGAACTGCGACTAAAGAGATCGTTTATTCCAGATATTATTTACGTTGATTATCTAAATATCTGCATGTCATCACGAATCAAGTCTGGTGCTAATGTCAACTCATACACCCTCATAAAAGCGATTGCAGAGGAACTGAGAGGACTTGCGGTGGAAAGAGTGGTTCCTATTGTGTCTGCAACACAGACAACTCGTAGCGGCTACACAAGTTCAGACATTGGACTTGAGGACACATCTGAATCATTTGGTTTGCCTGCTACTGCCGACTTTATGTTTGCTCTTATCTCTACTGAAGAACTTGAAGAGTTGAATCAGATTATGGTAAAGCAGTTGAAGAATAGATACAATGATCCTACACTCTACAAAAGATTTGTGGTGGGTGTAGACAGAGCAAAGATGCGTCTGTATGATGTAGAACAAGAAGCCCAAGGTGATGTTCTTGACGGCCCAGTCATGGACAACTCAGAGTTTGGACAAAGAGACAACGAAGAACAAATGATGAAATGGGCAACAAAAACGATGGGTAGAAAGGACTTTAGTGGACTAAAGGTATGATAGAACTTGCATATGCTGGAATGGTAATATGTAAACTTGTATCACAAGATATCGATGAGAACAGTACTGACAAAGATAGATTATGTGAGTACAAATGTCAGGACAAAAGAAAGAATGAAGTGGTGTACACACCTAACATTTACAACTGTCCTACAGTATTATATGTTGACAAACTAAAGGATGATTCATGAACTACGAAGTACGAAGACACGGCGAAAACTACAAGATTTACGAAATACCAACACAACAATACATCTATAAAGATAGTCAGCGAATCACCGCCGAATCACTTTGCGATTCGCTGAATAAGGGTTCAGGATTTGATGGAGAAACTCCTCGATTTTTCAACAACTTAGCAAGTGGGGTTGACATCAGTGAGTTTACTTGATATATTACAACCATGCTGATGATTGAGGTACATGGTGCTAGAAAGACTAAAGCGGCTCTCGCAAGGGATGCCGCTATCTTTGCTTTTGAATACTTGATGCCTAGAATGAGAAAGCAAGTAGACGTTGAGATTACCTTCACTAGAATGTATGATGTCTATGGTTATCAAGCAGAGGTCGGTGATCGTGAGTTTGAGATTGAGTTAGACAACAGATTAAAGGGTGATGATCTTTTGACTGCTATCTTTCATGAGGTAACTCACTGTGTTCAAGACTTGAGAGGTCAGAAGGGTGGTTGGGAACTGCCTTATGAAGAGCGTCCTTTTGAGATTGAAGCGTATGCTATGCAAGAAGAAATCTTAGAAAAGTGGAAAAAAAGATAAAAAAGACCTTGACATTTTCCGAAAATATGGTATAAATGTAAAGTAAGTTAGTTAAGTGATTCGCAATGAGAGAGGTTTGATTATGGCTTATATTTCACAAGAACAGAAGAAAGAACTTGCCCCTGCTATTAAAGCGGTTCTCAAGAAGTACAATATGAAGGGTAGCATCGGCATTGACAATCACAGTAGTCTGCGTGTTCGTGTTACTGAAGGCCCTTTGAAGTTTGATGATTATGAGCAAGTCAACACTTACCACATTGAAAAGTTCTACGGTAAAGACACTAAAGAAACTGCTTTTCTGACTGAACTTGTCGCCGCTATGAAAGGCACTAAGTGGTACAACAACAGCGACTACATGACTGACTATTTTGATGTCGCTTATTGGATTGATGTTCATGTTGGTCGGTGGGATAAAGCCTACCAGCAGACTGTTTAAGAAGAGAGGTTATTATGAAAGAACTTTGGATTGAAGCGGAAAATCGGGTCTATTATGCACTCGCTGATGCTATTGTCACTGGTTGTGAACATGTCACTGAGATGGTTGAAAAGGCCGAAATCCTTGAAACTGATATTGAGTTTCTTGGTGAGGATATGGTTCAAGATATCGCAACTGAAGTTTGGAACGAATATTGGACACAGTTTGAATAAAGCCCTTGACAAATTCTGTAGTTGTGGTAATATATCAGTATAGTGATTCGCAAGAGAGGTGAAAATATGTGGGTAGCAAAACCAAATTTGAATAACAACACAGGTCTCAAAGAGTTTGAGAATGTGAAAGAAGCAGTTGCATACTTGGAAGAGTACACTGGTATTGAAATGGCTTATGAGCGCAATCGCAAGACAAAAAAGATCACTTACGATTGGGAACTGATTGGTAAACTTTGGGAGACTGCTAATGTCTAAGATGTGGAAACTTCATCAGATTGTTCTGACCAATGATATTGTTGACTTGATCAACCAAGAGGGTTTTCAAGCCCATGTAAAAGGTGTTGCTTACACTGAAGCATTGATGAAGGGTGATCCTAAGATTGGTTTGATGCACAAGTGTTATGATCATGTCGCCAACATTATTGCTGATGATTTAGAGCATTGCTTTGAGGTTGGTAACATCGGTCCTGAAGATCGGATTGAGAAGTTGGATAAGATGCACTCGATTTCTGTTGGTGACATTCTTGAGGATGACACGGGCAAGAAGTTTGTTTGTGCGAAGTCTGGTTGGGAAGAAGTGAAAGAGGTGGCATGATGAGTAATCAACGAGGTTTGAAACGCAACAAAGCGGTTTTTAATGACGGTGGTTCTATGCTCCGACAGATCATCAACTTTGCGGAAGAGGCAGAAGAACTGCTAGAGAAGCAAGGTGAGGAAGACGCCGCTTTTTACTTTGGACAGTTGAAGGATTGGTTGCGTGATAATCCGGCTAAAGGTTTTTCTGTTCCAACTCATACTATTTTGGGTTTGTAGTAAAAAAGGCCTTGACAAACTAGTCAACATTTGCTATAAAGTAAGTATAGTGATTCGCAAAGAGAGAGGTGAAGAAATGAACGAAGTAATGACCCAGAAAATCGAAAAGTTGTTTGACGCTATTACTAAAGATTACGAAGATTGGGCCCGCCGTGCAAACATTAAACGCCGAACCGCTCAAGATTTTCGTGACAGCCTTGGTGTGATCGTAGGTAATAAATACATCAAAGTTACAGAGAACGGTAATCAGATGCGTGTTTGGGGTTTTGTTGTCAACACCGAAACTGATAAGAAGTTCAAGTTTGGTGACATTCTCATGGCGGCTGGTTGGAAAGCGCCTGCTCGTAACACTGCCCGTGGCAATGTTATGACTGAAGAGTTCAGTGCGGTTCAGTGGACTGGACCTGCTTACTTGCGCTAGTCGCAAGCGTGATACGAGGCGGTCGGTCACGAAAATAGAATCAAAAAGCCCTGCCTAGGAAGTGGGTTGCCGTCTAAGTTTCAGAGTTTGGTTTGCCCGGCTACCTCTCTCTCATTAACTTACAAGCCGGGCGGTGGGCAGTTTATAAAACGTAAGACCCACCATTTCATAAGAGGTAAAGATGAAAAAGATTGTATTTGGATTGCTTGGTGTATGCGCTTTTGCTACAACAGCATATGCAGAAACCGTCACCGATCATTATAAAACGGTTATCAATCGCACACCATATCAAGTTGAAGTATGCACAGATAAGCAAGTTTCTGGTGATAAGACTGGTGACATGCTCAAAGGAGCAATCATTGGTGGTATCATAGGAAACAATATCAAAGGAGAAGAAAATGGCGGTGCTATGGGCGCTATTCTCGGCGGCATGCTTGGTCATTCAAATAGCACTGCTACTGGCGGCACTGCAAGGCAATGCGAAGTAGTAACACGCTATAATGAAGAAGCGATTCAAGTTTATTCGCATTCTACAGTGACATTTTATGATGATGGTAAACAATATACAGTGAGGTTTCAGAAATGAGTTTTGATTGGCCAAGAATACATAAATGGGAAGAACGCATTGAGTCAGATGTAACAGATTCAGTTTATGAATATGTTATGGAACACTATGGTGTCGATGAAATCGTAGAGTTGACAGAAGAACAAATCAAAGAAGTTGAAAACTTCAGAGATGAACTAAATGAATATAGTCCAATGCAATGGGGCTTCTCTAACCTGATTAATCATTGGGAAAGTGAAACTTGGGAAGCAGAGAATGAATAGACGATATAGAATCTTTGGTGCTAGATATGAGTTGTCTGAAAAACTGATGGAGAATGACGATCAGTCATGGCCAGAAGAGATTACAGCGAAACCAAAAGTGTTTCATGTGGAAATCACTGAAGACAAAAAGAGAGTTGCTTTTCTAACTCGTAATACATATGATGAAGCGAGAGCGATTGCAGAGGATTTTTGTAGTTATGGCAAGACGACTGTTTAAGAATCGACATGGTGACACACAGTCATTTGAGTGGACAGAAGATAGAAACATTCTCTGGCGTGGTTCTCGCAGTCATGAAAGGATTACTTGGGACCCTCATGCTGATATCATTACAATGGTTGATCCCGCTGGTGGCCCCTATCTCGCAAAAGGTGATGTCATTGACTTTCCAGAAGAGTTTGCTGGATATACGATTAAACACTTTGAGCAACACGATGAGGGCTATATAATACATGTGTGATAGTTTGCGCCTATGGTGAAATTGGTAGACACGCTAGATTTAGGTTCTAGTGCGAAAGCGTGGGAGTTCGAGTCTCTCTAGGCGCACCAAATTATTCCCTGTTAGTTCAGTTGGTAGAACGGTGGACTGTTAATCCATATGTCGTTGGTTCGAGTCCAGCACAGGGAGCCATTTGCTGAAGTAGCACAGTTGGTAGTGCAGTTGATTTGTAATCATCAGGTCGGGAGTTCGAGCCTCTCCTTCAGCACCATGCGGTTATGATGTAAGGGTAGCCTATCTCGTTGCCAACGAGAATGTGAGAGTTCGATTCTCTCTAACCGCTCCATAAAGTAGTGTCATTCCTACTTAATAATCGAATGACTGGTGCCACCTGGGCAAAAGGGTTGACTTTGTTCAGCCCTTTTTCTATTTTATAAATAGTGAGTAAATAAAACATACGAGGGTATCATGCTTACATTTACTGAGCATCAAAATCTACAAGAGACAATCGGGCAGGCTGGACTTGACTATGAAATAAAGGTTCACTCTGCTATGAAAGCGGCGAACATTGCAGGTCTAAATGCTGGTGACAAGCCAGGCGCTGGGTTTTCTAATGTTGGTGCTGGAGATATTGAAGCATCCTATAATGGTAAACCTTTCAACATCGAAATCAAAGCAGGCGCCAAGGATCAAATGGGTGGTGGTTCTTTTCGTTATGACATGGCTACTGGAACATTTACACCAGCAAAAGAGATGGACCCAGAAGACTTGGACTTGTTGTTAGCGGCGGCTAAAGAAAAGACTGACGATATTAACAACTACATCAAGGCCGCTAGAAAGATTGAACCAGTTCAGTTTCACAAAAACATTTCTGGTATCCCTCTAAAAATATCTGTTGATGGTCGTGCAGAACTAAAGAAAAGAGGACTGCTTGCCAAAATCAACAAGAACATCAAATCATCAACCGCATTTATCATTAAACACTACAACAAAAAGGGTGTGTATTACATCAATGTGGGTGGTGCTGGACTGTTCTATATGGGTAAAAATCCATTGAAACTTGATGTGCCAGAACTAAAAGGTGAGATTCAGATTGAAATGAGACTTGGTTTTGGTGGTGGTAAACTATCATTCCCTACACAACCAGAGCCTACATCCGCTCGTTCTGCTGGACTAAGACTTCAAGGAAGACTCTTGACAAGAGGTAAATCTCCGTATAGTCTAGACAATGTAGAAGATATTAAGAAACTGTTTGGTGTGAAATGAAAAAGTTTTCGTCCTATCTAATCGAAGAAAAAAACACACACATGGAGCATATTGAAGACAATGTGCTAAATGGTGGTGTGCAAGGTGCTAGAGAAAGCATCAACTTTCTTAGAGGCATCAGAGATATGCTTGCTGGTAGTAGCGATGCATCAGTCAGTGCTAGTGTCAAGTGGGATGGTGCGCCTGCAATCTTTGCTGGAACCGATCCTTCTGATGGACAGTTCTTTGTAGCAAAGAAGGGTGTATTCAATAAGAATCCTAAAGTCTACAAAACAGATGCAGACATTGATGCTGATACTTCTGGTGATTTGAACACCAAACTCAAACTTGCACTGAAGTATCTACCAGACTTGAATATCAAAGGTGTGATTCAAGGTGACTTTTTGTTTGCTAAGAGAGACTTGAAGAAGCAGAAGGTTCAAGGCAAATCATACATCACGTTTCATCCTAACACCATTGTCTATGCAGTTCCTACTGATGTGCCACTTGCTAGAGAGATATCTAAAGCAAAGATAGGTATTGTCTGGCACACCAAATACACAGGCAACTCTTTTGAGACAATGAAGTCATCATTTGGTGAAAACATTGCTAACAGTCTGACATCATCAAATGCAGTCTGGTCAGTTGATGCTGAATACAAAGATGTGTCTGGTAATGCTACACTTACAAAGAAACAGACAAAAGAGATTACGGATATTCTTTCTAATGCTGGTAAAGTCTTTAATAAGATTGATGCGGCTGGTCTGAATGGTATTTCAGATAACAGCGAACTACTAATGCGTATGAAGACTTTTCTGAATACTAAGGTAAGAAAACAAGAAAAGGTTACAAATGTGAAAAAAGCAGTCACAGATATGATTGACTATTTTCACAACTACTATCAGATTGAAACAGAAAAGCGTAAGTCTGAAAAAGGTAAAGCGGCTGTTGATGAAAGAAAAAGAGAAGTGATGAAATACTTTTCAGATACAAACAGAGCAAATCTAGAAAACATTCTCACTCTGATGAATCTTATGGTTGATGCAAAAGAGATACTGATTAAGCAGATGAACAAAGTAAAATCTCTTGATACCTTCTTGCTCACAGATAAAGGTTTCAAAGCAACAGGACAAGAAGGTTTTGTTGCTATTGACAGAGTGGGTAAGAATGCTGTAAAACTAGTTGATAGAATGAACTTCAGTTATGCTAACTTTAGTCCTAATGTCAAAAAGGGATGGCAAAGATAAAGTTATTATAAATACTGTAAAGATAACAGAATCATTCTACACTGATTCGCAGTATATGTCAAGCAAAATGTAGTCCACGATGCGCCAACATCTGACTACTCTAGTACTAGGAAGGAGTACCAGCAATGAGTATTTATTTGAGCAAAATATTCAATGTTGAACATATAGATATAGATTATGATGATTGGTCTAACTGTGAACCTATAGAGGGTGGATGGAATAACTGTAAAGCCCATTCAACCTCAGTATCTCTTGGAATGAAAGAGATGTGGAACACGGATGAAGGAAGAAAACTTAGAAAGAAAAAATCTTTACTTCAAAGAAACGACAAAAAGTTTGCTGTTTGTGGAAACAAAGGAAAGAAGCACACAGAAGAAACAAAAAGAAAACAGGCTCTAAGTTATCTAAAAAGAATGACTGATGAGCAAAAAGAAGAAGCGAAGAAACTATATAATAAGGGAATAGGTATAAAAACTATTGCTAAAAAGATTGGATTTTCACATACCGCAATAAGACGGTTAGTAAAAAGTCAATAAGTTAGTGTAAGCAAAACCTTATTGAGGCAGAAATGAAAAAATTAGTATTTACATTCGGGCGTATGAACCCACCTACCATTGGTCATGAGAAACTGGCGAATAAGATTAAGTCAGTAGCGAAACAGGAGAAAGCCGATGCTCGTATCTATCTCTCCCATACACAGAACCCAACTAAAGACCCGTTATCCTACAAGCAAAAACTTACTTTTGCTAAAAAGGCATTTGGAATTGCACACCAATCAAACGCAAGACAAATCTTTCAAATCCTCAAAGAAATCTATGAAGACAAATACACAGACATCGTTATGGTGGTCGGTTCTGACAGAGTAGGCGAGTTCAAAACAACTCTAAACAAATACAACGGCAAAGGTGACTATGAGTTCGATAGCATCAAAGTCGTTTCTGCTGGTAAGCGAGACCCTGATGCAGAAGGTGTCGAAGGTATGTCAGGCACTAAACTGAGAGGCTTGGCTGTCAAAGGACAGTTTGATGATTATGAAGATGAGCAAGGTAAAAAACAGCCTGGTTTTGGTAGTGCCGCCGCATCTAAACTGTCTGACAGAGACAAGAAGAAGATGATGGA